GGTTGTAGGCCTCTTCCACGGAAGAGGTTGATACTGGTATGTGTCACAGTACATGAGACGTATATTGGGCTAACAACTACCGGTGCCTTTGACGGCACCGGGACTGGGGCGGGGCGCTTGTCAAGACGCCAACGGGGAGCCGTGCTCACAACCGTTCCTTGCCATGGTCCCAAAAGGGACTGCGCTCAATTGAGAGAGCGCAACTGAAACCGTACGGAACCAGAGATGCTAGTAGCACCAGTAGTGCCTTGAAAACCGAATTGACCTGGGTTGGTGACCTGATCTAGACCATAACTGCCGACATCAAAACCGACGGCACTTTCGATTGAATCGAAAAGCAACATAACGGCATAATCGGGGCCAGCTCCCATGGGGTAGCCGGCGTCAACCATGAAACGGACGACAGCACGCTGCCCGAACGAGAGGGTTTTGTCGGACGGGTCATTCAGGGTGCCATAAGTGGGCACATTGCCACTGGTGACCGTGACGATACCCACGTAAACCTTGGTACAATCGATAGCACCTGCTCCGGTTATAAGCCAAGTGCACGCATTAGCTGACGCTGCACCTGGGGTGGCGTAGTACGGAATGCCGCCTTTGTTTTGAACGTTTCGCGTGGTCGAAGTGAGAATGACGGAAATGTCCGAGGCTTCGGCGATCGAGTAGTCAAGGGCGGGCTCCCAAAACTCGTAAACATACGACAAGAAAAGGTTGCCAAGGGAACCAACTGGAAAACCAATGGCTGAGAGAACCTCAATAATGCCTTGGACGGCCAGGCGCTCGTCACCAGTCTGATCATCCATGTAGTGCGAAACCGCACCATTAAGAGGAATTTCGTAACTGGCAGGCGAGTATACCGTCGATTGCACGACAGCTTTACCTGCGTCCGTGTCGCAGAAGACTGAGTACTCCGCATCACCCACGTGAAAACCGATATCGGCAGGGTCAGGCGAGAAACCGATCCCGATGCCACCCACCGTCGTCGTTGGACAAGCGGGCGCATAATGGACGACGCCAGAGGACATCTTGGACTGCTGGAACATCTTACTGAAAACGCCCAGATGCCCGCCAAGGGCGGCAGGAGCAATCGGGTATTCTGCTAGGCGATAGCCTGCTCCAGGGGGAGCGGTGATCGGGGCAAGGGAGCCGAGGCGAATCGTGCCGGCGAGACGACAGTGCATGCCATCTTTTTCGAGGCGCTCCGAGTACTGACCGGGATGATTGAAAAACATCATGCCGTTGTTGAGGGGTGCCTCGCCGACGGGCTCGCCACCAAGTGAACCAGCGAGCGGCTTAGGAAGATGCACGTTGGCTTGGTTTTGCCACTTGACGACAGGAGCCGACCATATGGCTTCGCCGTTCACGTCGTGAACGACGCAATGGCGATCCCCACGAGCAAGAACGTTGTTCAGGAAATGAACACCGGGAGTACGCTTGGGCGAGCGCAAGAAAGCAGCGCCTTTAATGGCAGCAGAAGGACTTAGACCAGACTGAGGACCGCTTCGCCCAACTTGAGCAGAGCGGGCCCCCATTCCGTCACGATTTCCGTTGCTGTTTCCAACCAACTTTTTGAATCCTGAGCCTCTTCTGGAGGCACTTTGCCCTCCTTGACGTCCTTGACTTCCTCCTTGATCGTTGTCGAAAGCTCTTGCAGCAGCTTCCGCTCGATGGGCACTTTGGAGGTGGTCGATGGACGGGAACGAGGTTTCCTGGGTCGTTTCTCTTTGCGCTTTTCGTTGACGGGCGCTTGAGATGAGCGAGCGGAGTTTGTCGTTGAGCGTTGCTTGCGTTGAGCTCGAGAGGTCTTGGATTTCGGCGAGGGTTTGTTTTGGATCCTCGATGGCGCCGGTTTGCGCTGGCGAACTGTCTCGATCTCCTTTTTCTTGCGCTGACGAGACGTCTCGGTCTGTTTTCTCTTGTCGCGGGAACGTGTTTCCCTTTTCGCCTCTGGCATTCATGATCTGCGGAACACAAAGACGAGGAATGATTCTTCTTTACGCGGGAGAATCTACGCGGTTGTTATGCCCTGGATTTCACTAGTTCCAAGAACTTTCCCCGACACCACCACTATCAATCGGGGCCCCCGAATTCACTGGCTCGGGAAGCCGTCCGCGTCGCCATCCACCTAAAGACGCGGCCACCCATGCGCCTACGCATAATCTGCACGCGCCATTGCTTCAAAGATTGGGTGCTCTAAGAAGCAAAAAGCAGGCGACTGCAGGAAAATCTCCGCAAACTCAGGTGTACTGAGCCAAGCGGGTCCGTAACGTGCGACGCACCAAGGCGTCCAATCGGCAACGGTCCAAGCGTCTTTACGCACGCCAAAGAACATCGCGTCGCCGGGTGCGGCGCGCATGCGATGCTCTTGTTGAACGAGTTGGGCCGAGACGTCATCCACCTGAACTCGCATAAGCGCGGTGGGAAAAGGAATCGCACAATCGTACTTGCGCACAAAGTGGGACAACAATGGCGGAAGCCAAGCGGCGCGAATGCCGCGCGCTTGGTCGCGCAGAAAAGCCTGACTGGCATAGGGCTCAGGGACGCGATAAATGGCGCTGGGCGCGCGCAAAGAAGTCCCAATCTTCAGGAAACGCGAGGGCAAAGGGCAAGCCAGGTAGACTTGCGCCGGCGCCACGCTCCACGCAGCGGCGTCAAGGGGGGGCATGGCGCGCATAAGCACGTGCTTCAAAAAGATCGCACCCTGGATCGCGGGGCAAGTTGGCGTGCCGCGTACGAAAAGGATCTTCGCAGCAAGGCCATAATCCAAGAACCGCAGCCGCAACACTTCAGCAATACTGACATCATCCTCGTCATTAACAAGGTCGAAAATGGTGCGATCATCATGATCTCCCTTAGGCGACAACAACACGGCGGTCATGGAACCAATACTGACCTCCGTGTTATTGGTCGAAGTGTTGTCGCGCCCGGTGTCTTGCGTGCCGAGGTCGCGCGTGATTTGGCTTGCAAAGCCGATGCGCCTGAGCGGAAACCGACACGGCTCAACGCACCCCGCCTCATAATGCTCAATGATCTCGGGCGGAACGCCAACGGCTCGATCGATCTCAAAGCCGAACTTCTGACAGACCAAAAACTTGGACTGGTCAAATCGACTGAAGTCGCTTTCAATACGATGGATCAAGCCACGGTAGAGCAACCACACAATGTTGTCATCACCCGCGGCGATGAGGTACATGGTACGACCGATAGAAGTGTCCGAGAGTTGCTCCGCGCAAACGCGCGTAGCAATCTCAGCAAACTCAACATCTTGCATGGGCCCGTAGATCCAGTAAACCTTGATGCCCCGCAAAACCATGGGCGAGGAGTCCCAAGGTCTGGGCGAGAAAACCTCCTTGAGGCGGTGCATGGCCTCATGACTGTAAGGACCACACTTGAAGATCTCCTGAGGTCGGACGGCGCCAATGGTGCGCGCACAAACGTCAAGAGCGTTGGGAACATGATAGTCCGCATTGGTGCGCTTGTAGAGCTTCTCGTTGCGCTTGTTGAACATGGGAACAGGGCAGGCCTCAATGTCACTGTTGGTCGCAGTGGCTAGAATAGCCTCGTACTTCTTCTTGTTGGCCGAAGGCAAGTGCAGCATCCAAGGATCAAGAACCTCTTTCCACTTCATCAAAGTGGGGTTGCCATGCAACATGACGTGGGCTCGTACCTCCCCGACGATTTCGAGGGTCGCCGCATCCCAACGTTGCTCGTATGCTTCAAAGAGAGTCTTCCAAGCCTGCATCCACTTGGGGCTGTGGGCGGCTGGAAGAGAAGGATGCTGCTCGAGGGGCGTTATGCGGGTGAGACGACGCGTGATCGAAGAACCAATAATCGCGCCAGAAATACCCGGCACAAAATACGGCGCGTTGTGAGGCACAAGATTCCAATGGTACGTGTCGGTAGCAGGAACGCGCCAGACACTGTCCATATGTGACGCTTCGACAAAACGCGACTGTTCAACTTCGATAGCTCGCACGTCGATACGATCATGTACGCGCGCGTCCCGTAGATCAACGGGCGAAACGCGAACCGTCAAATCATCTTGAGGGGGAACATCGTCAATGGGGGCCTCGAGAAAAGTCTCGCGGTAAGCCAACCAAGGCGTAAGCTCAGGTGCATCAGGAGGCAAACAAGGCCGCGCAAAAGCGGCGTTCAAGTTGTAAGCCAAATGGGTGGCCAACGCAATGGGAGCGCTGAGCCAACTGATGGACTGCAAAACAGCATGCCCCAGAAGAGAATCGAAGAACGAGATGTAATGCGGATTCCAGCGCTTCTCAGCCAATGCAAAGACGAATGGCGTAACGATGGCAGCGGGCCATCCAAAAATAAAGACCAAACCCACTCGCAAAGCTTCCTCAATGCACGCAGAGGATAAGGGATCACGTGCAGCCCAAGAGAGGCTGGTGGCAGTACGTATGCTCCCAAGTAAGCCTTTGGCCAAACCTTTGCCTGCCTCCAAAGCGAGGATGCGCGTTGGAGGAAATGCGAGGAGAGCAATAGCGCCACAAATGAAGGGCCAAATGGGCACACGTTCAATCATGTCAGCACCAACCGCATTGAGGTTGTGAGCACGTGAAGCTGCGGTCGGTCCATAATAATAATTGTAGACCGCCAAGAAACTCTCGTCCTCAGCAACAACCTCCGTAACGGCTTGCGCCAAAGCGGCGCGGGCGACTTGATCTTCCCTGCCAGGAAAGCACTTGAAGACTTGCTGAAACTCACGCTTCTTAAGCTCGTCGAGAATGTGAGTGTGCGCCGTTCGCAACGAGTAAAAGTTGAGCTTGACGTATCGCAGACGATTCTTGGCCGAAACCACGAGGGACAAATGGGCAACACCAAGGATGCGTTTCATCCCAAGCCACGGGCAAGCCCGCAAAAACCAAGCGGGAAAGGTTTTTGTGAGAAACCAAGTCCAGTAAGATCGCAAGTCTGGCAGATCAATGGCCTTGAAGGTGGCAACTGGGTCAACCGGGGTCTCCGCATACACGCCTTCACTGAGGTGGAACGAAAGCATGCTCAATGATCCAAAGGCTGCACGATGAGTCCAAGACACACCTTCACGCCGACCATCGGCCTGCATCCATGAATTGGCAGGATGGGGACCGTAAACACGGTCTTTAGGGTCGGGAGAAGCACGCATGATAACCAGATCATG